TCGGCGCTCTCGCGCAAGACGGGGGCCAGACAATCGAAGAGCAAGTTGATTGGGAGATTTAGAAATGATCGGATTAGGAACGAAACGTACGAAGCTTGACGCTTCTCCTCAGCAGCCACCCTTGAGCAAGAAGGACAGAAACCCTAGCTCATTTAAGCGGGTGACCATGGGTATCGGTAAGGGCAAGAATGCCCAGGCGACAGGGAGGCACGAAAACAAAGGAAAAAGCGTTTATTAAGTTCGCTTGTCAGTGCGTTGGCCACTTAGTGTGGCAACTGACCCAACGCCCAGCTGGTCCGTGAGGAGGCGAGGCAATAAATCTAAGAAGTACCCAAGCTCAGCCTGTGAATTCAGGTTGGGCTTTTTGTTTGTCGTAAATACCATGCTCGAATGCACGGGAGACGTGCTGTGAGCTTGGGAGAAAGCTGTGAAATCCGATCCGACACTCAGGAAACACTTTAAACGCATAAACAAGAAGTTTTTTGACGGGCAGCTTCCAGACTCAACATGCGTGCGCTGGTTAGACCCAGATGAGGACGAGGGTGTATTGGAAGACAAACTCTTTGGGTACGCAGGGCTAGCAGAAGACGGCAGGCACAAATACCAGGTGGTCCTCAGTAGAAAATTAAATGGACCAGCGAGCGTACGCATGACCACCCTTGTTCATGAACTTATCCACGTTTTTCTTGAATTGCGCGACGACCACGGGCCAGCCTTTGAAAAGGTAAGGGTGATGCTCAGTGAGCGTGGGATTTACAAGAAGGGAGCGATAATTCGCGGCATGACGATTTTCTAGACTGTAGAAGTAAAACCCAAACCATAGGAGACTCAGAAATGAACACAGAAGCACCCGTTGTTGAAGCGCCTGTTGTTGAAGTTCCGACCAATTTGCAACCAGCAGTGCCCGCAGCGCCAGCAAAGCCCGCCAACGTGGCTATCACCACGGAAGAGAAACTTACATTAAGGGAAATCGAGAATGAGTTCCTGAAGGTGAAAATCGACATTGATCAGTTAACCCCGAAGTTGCAAGGTGCGCAGAAGAAGTTTGTTGCCACAGTCGATGCTTTGGTTCTGAAGTATAAGATCGACAAGACAAAGATGCAATTCGATGGAGCAGCGCTGGAATTCCGCAGTTTGTAAGGAGCCAGAGATGGCAGAAGAAAAGACTCAAACCTCCGAAGGTGAACCGAAAAAACCTTCGGAGGAAATTATCATGCTCAAGGGCGCTCCTGTAAAACGTCTGAGGGGCGAAGGCGGCAAATTTCAGAGGCAACCGAAAGCTCTTCCATCAAGCAGAGAATTTACCCGCGTAACTCGTAATTACATGCTGCAAATGGAAGTCGGCAAAGATGGGAAGATGACTAAGGGCTCTCAATCCAAGTATGAAATGATGGTAGAGAACTTGATGTGTATCGCCAGAGGCGTGAAAACCGTGCTAAAGAACGGGGACACAGTTGAGCGTGAACCTAAGGCAGACATGGCAGCAGCTCAGGCTTTCAAAGTTGTAACCGAGCGGGGTCTGGGGCAACCTCCTAAGGGTGACGAGGAATTGGATGCGATGAAGACTCAGACCGTACGTGTAGTCCTGATTCAGCCGCCCGCTGAGATGATAAACCGCGAGGTGAAAGAGGATAAACCTCGGGCAGAGTTGAAACCCGCGTTTATCGAGGGCGAGTTTGTAACGAACAAAGAAATCTCCTAGCTTAGCGGCTGGGGGCTAGAGAGAGACTCAGAAAAAATGCCGAGGAAGAAAGTGGTAGAGGAGAAAGCTAGGCCCGCCTATTTGAATGCGGACGGCACACTAGATGTTAGTAAGATTTTTAAACTCCAACCTAAGCAGACAGAATTGTTGGAGGTAAGAACTCGGGACGGGGTGCCTTATATAATGCCTGTCGCCCCACAGTGCCTAAGCGTTGGGGGCTTCCGTAGCGGTAAGACTACAGGGTGGTTGATGTATGTAATTCAGAACTATGTTCTCGCCTATGAGTGTTGTGACGCACTTATACTTAGAAGGACGTTTAAGGAGTTGGAGGCAGGAGTTATTCAAGACTTTCTCACCTTCGTTCCTCCAGAGCTTTATAAGTACGATGCAACTCGACACGTAGCCACATTCATGAACGGCTCACGAGTTGTTTTTGGGCACTGTGCTAACAATCGCATGCGGGATGGACTCGTCCCTTTAACCAGCAATGGTTGAATGATAACAGAGAGAATTCAGGGAACAACCCTTTGGGTCAATCCTGAGCCGAGCCTCAATAATGAGGAAGGTGCAACGACTATCCAGAAATGGAGTAGGGCTTAAGTAGGCTCGAAGCACTCTGCATCCTAATAGGATGATGATATAGTCTGAGCTTGTAGGTAACTACAAGAGAGTAAGTGGAAACGACTTACTCGTAACATTTCTGATTGAGCAATATCTGGGCAGTAGCTATCCCGCCGTGATCGTAGATGAGTGCGGTCAATTTTCTTCAGAAGCTTGGGGTATGTTGTACTCACGTAACATCGTCAATGCTGCTTGCGTGCCTAATGCGCACGGGCACTTGCCGATCCCATTTATTTGTGGTTGCACTAATCCGCTTGGGCCTTATTACGAATACTATCGTACGCTGTTCGTGCAGAAGGAACCTTTCGAAAAACCCGAGGGGGCTAAGCGTGACGACAACGGTGCATGGTGGGTAAACTCCGCTGGGGAGTGGTACAATATCTACGATCCTCAGCTCTACGCATACCAAAGGTCCACAGCGATGGACAATCCTGAGTTTCTGAAAAGGGACCCAGGGTTCATAGCACGTATGAACAGTCTGCCTAAGGCTCAGCGCGATAAAAAGCTTTTGGGACTTGATGGCGTAGCAGAGGGTCAGTACTTTTCGTGCTGGGACCCTTATGAGCATGTGATTGATTTACGTGAAGACCCAGAGGCTATCATTTGGCAGCCGTGGAACGTCGTCTGGGGCAGTCAAGACTGGGCGATGGGTTCCCATAGCAACGCAGCCTACCTATTCACCAAAGCATTGGTAAGAGCAGGTGTAGGAAAAGATTACAAAACAAAAACTGTGTGCTTTAAAGAATCCATGTCAGTCGGAGGAAAAACCCACAAAGAGTGGGCAGCAATTTTCAAGCACATGTGCAAGCTCCCTGACGGGACCCCTGTAATTCCTAAGGCAATATACTTCTCTCATGAAAAGTTTTCGAAACAGGTAAGTGCACACTCTCCTGCTGATGAATATTCAAGAGAGTTGATGGAGCTAGGGCTTCCCAGAGTAACCAGAGCAGCAGCAGCAGCAGGAGATAGAGTTGCCGGTGCTTCTATGATTTACAACTTGCTGCGCAATGGTGAGCTGGTTGTGCTGAGCAGTTGTACAGGAATTATAAATGCTTTTCCATCTTTGATGGTTGACCCTGATTTTCCCGACGACGTACTAAAGGTAAACACACAAGGCGACGATGCTTATGACGCCTTTAGGTACGGTATTTATGGGTCGCACAAGTCAAAGCGTAAGCCAGAGTTAATGAGCATTGAAGAACACGCCCGAGAGCTTGACCCTCTTGCATCTTGGTTCTATCGTCAGAAGATGCTAGCTGACAAAGAGAGGCACAACACCAGCGTTCCTTTTTTGCAAAAAGAACAGCCCGTTTGGATGGGAAAGGTTTAGGAGACTCAGATGTTCGAATACACAGAGACGTTCGGAGCTAGAATACGTCAGTTCTTCAAGGAATTGTTCGGCAGTAGGTATGTGGAGCACCTTGAGAATGAAATTGCGATCCTTAGGCAGGACCACGATAGGACTTTGCAGGACCGTGATCACCTAATCGCAGCGTTGCGCGAAGAAAAGGCTATGCTGAACTCCAAAATCGTGATCTATGAAAACACGGTGATGTCTCACAGCTCACGTATGGGTGCCGAGGTCATTGCTTATCAAAAACCAAAGCCTCCGAGTCCCAAATTCAACTTCACGAGCATTCCTCCTACGAAAAGTCGTTGGCAGGTTGTGCAGGAAGAGCACGAAGAGCAAATGCGTAGAGAATTAGAGGCAGAAAAAGAGAAACCTGCGGAAACCACCGCATAAGGAGGCCCTTGTGGCAGAGAAAAAGGAAAAGAAATGCAAATGCGGTGAGTTTCAGTCGTTCTCCGTCAACAAAGCGGAGAATGGGTACAAAATCAGCGTGTACTTCGAGAATAAAAAGACTCTAGGTGCAAAAGCTGGGTGGTATCCTTCGTCTTGCTCTAGTAAAGAGTTTGTGGCGACGAGTAAACCTGAGATGTTTGCTAGGTTAGAAAAGATTATGAGTGGGGATTGCGGTTGCCCCTGTGACTAAGTTTACGGCCCGAGGCCGAGGAGATTAACATGGGATTTTTCAGTAAAGACGGTCGTAAAAGTGGGTCGGCATTCGTTGCAAAGCGTAGGGATGCAGAAGCAGCAAAGTCTGAGCCCACTGGAAAAAGTTCACAGATGGGTAAAGAAATAATGAACCAGGGTGACCCTGGGCCTAAGGCACCTACTGCACAGGTTGGCGCATCGAATATTGAGAACGAGGAAACAGGAACCCACGCGGCTACGCAAGTGGCGCAGGAGCATGGTCCGGCAACGACGGTCCATATTGCACACGACCACAAAGCTGGGAAGCACAGCGTCACGAGTACGCACAAGTCTGGGCACGTTCATCAGAGCACCCACAAAAGTGCGGGGGATGCCCACAAGTTTGCAAGTGCGCTAGCTGGTGGAGCTGGGGACCAACCTACGGAAGAACCTGAGGGTATGCCAGAGGCACCAGAATCAGACGGCTTCGCTATGCCGAGATTGGCCTAAGGAGAATCTATGTACGAATCAAAGACGGAGCCTGGACGTAAATTCGGGTCAGCTTTTCGCGGTAAGAGATTTGACTCATACCACGATGAAGCACAGCCCAAAGTGGAAGCCACCCCTGTGCACCATGGGGAAGAGAAGGATGAGAAGACTGTTACAGGGGGATCGCATAGCCCTGTAGTGGATTTTCACATCGTGCACGATCATGAAGGCAAGAAACATTCGGTCACTTCTACAAGGGAAGATGGAAGTTCCTCAGCCACAGAGCATGGGAGTGCTAAGGAAGCGCATGACAGCGCTGAGCAACTTGCGTTGGAAGCGGGTGGGACTGAACAGGCTTCTGATGTGAAGAAGCGTGAACATCCCGATCAACAGGGTGCAGAATCCGAAGAGCGCGGGTATGAAATGCCCGATCTGGCCTAAGGAGAACCTAAGGTATGCCCTACGCAAGCAAAGCGCAACAGCGGTATTTCCACGCAAACGAAAAAGAGTTGAGTAAACAAGGGGTAAATGTAGGAGAATGGGATAAGTCAACAGACTTCAAGCATTTGCCCGAGAAGAAACGTAAGTTCGCGTACGCCAAGAAAACCTAAGGTGTCCAAATGTGGATGCGCTGTTGTCCTAGATGTCAACGGGTTCTGTACAAGAAACACCTGAGCGATCACACGGTGTGTTTTACCTGCGGGTGGGTGTGGCTATGAGTGAAAAATTTATCAAGGCTGCTTGGCACTGCTTAATAGCACTTGTGGGATGTTACGAATT